TATTTGTTCCTCTAAAATTAGAAAATGCTCCATTCCCTATACCAGCATACAATCCTTGTTTTTTTACTGAGGTTCCTGATAGGCTTATTGCTGCTTGGGTTATAGTGGAAAAAGGAGTGTATGGGGTTTCATCTCCTGCAAGGGAGAGTAAATTTTGTTTTAAAGTAAAAAGTAGACCACTTGGGTTTCCATTAGGTTTAACAAAATCAAAAAAATATTTAGTTAATCTTTCAATATCATCCGCTGTTCTAACTAAACCATATTGATTTCCTCTAGTTAAAAAATCAGGTCCCCATGTTTTAGAATTATACCTAATTCCATTTCTTAAATCAAATGATGAAGTTCCATTTTCAGGAATTAATGGAGCTAATGGAATCTTAATATATGGCTGGTTGCTATCTGAAGGCCAAGGGATGTCTCTTTGTCCAAATGTTTCTGCAGTAGATACCGAGTTAGGGTTAACAAAAGCAGAATTTTGGGCATAGTATGGGTTTCCTGTGGGCGATGTTAATAAGTCATATAGTCCCATTATTTAGGTTTTGTATCTTGATATCTGTTTCCTGTTACAGAATTATATTTAGATTTGTTATTAGGATCAACTCCAATAGGGTCATTTAATTCTAGTTGAGACGCTGCTGGGAGGTAATTTAAGTTTAATGGAGTAGCGGGGTTATAATTCATCCATTCTTGGAAAAAATTTGGGTAATTCTTCATTAATGCTCCTAAAGTAGAATATCCTTCTGTTTGTTCTTTACGATCATAATGTAGTAATGAATCTTTAGTAGAAAAAATACTAGTAGGAGGAGTTTCTCCTTTATAAGGAGTATATTTTGACCCTAATATAGTAAAATAAGATGATATAGTATTAGTATTAAGATTTTCAACAGGGTTACCTATAATATTATCCCCCCCAACAACGGGTTTTCCACTATCTGGGTAGCCATCTATTACTAAATTAGCAGATGATAAGTAATTTTCGGGCAATGCTGGTGGTACAGGCATGTATTTTTATTATTTATTAATTAAAATCCTGGTGCTCCTGATAATGGTCCATCTTCGTATTTTATAGGGTCTCCATTTAAATCTAATGAACTAGGGTTAGGGAGTGGGTTAACTACTCCATCTTTATATTGGTTATATAAATTACTTGTAACACTAGCATTAGCTCCATCCAATGAATATCCTGGTGATCCGTTAGCAGCATGTAAAGGGGAAGCTTGGGTTGCTAATTGGTTAGTAGCAGGGATATAAGTGTCAGGGTATGGAGTAGCAACAGCTCCATTAGCAGGATAAGTAAATTTTGATCCTTCAGTTGCAAGTTTATTAAAAATGTCCATAATGTTTGTTTTTATTATAAATATTATATTTTATGATATTTGAAAAGCATTTTGGGCTGAGGTTAATCCATCTTCATTAGGGAATTGTCCTTTTAATTCAACAATGTTTTTACCATTAGCTGTTGCTGTTACATTTATTGGTCTATTAGCTAAACTTATAATAGCTTCTTTTAAAGCCATGATTTCTTCTCTAACATCTCCTCCACCTAATGATATAGATCCTTTAGAACCATATACAACTCCATCATTCATTAAATTAGTACCAGCTACTATAGTGTCTTGTTTATTAAATTTAATAGGACCACCAGGTGCACCTAATAAAACTCTATCCCCTCCAGGTCCAATAACACCATCATCCATTGCTCCTTTTACAGCAGTATAAGCAAAGTAAGCAGCAGATGCAGCTCCAATAGCTCCTAAAATTAATGGAGCAGCAGCACCTAATGTAGAAGCAATAGCAGTACTAATAGCACCTAATGCTTTTGTTGTCCATGCAGCAGCACTAGCTAAAAGACCAGGTTTTCCTGCATTTTCAGCAGCATTAGTAGCTACAGTAGATTGCAATACAGCGGCAGAAGATGTAGCTTGTCCTGCTTTTAATCCTGAGATTGTGTATTCGTATGTTTGTTGGGTTTTAGCTGCAGTATTTTGGGCTTTTTGGGTAGCATTCATTCTAGTTTGGGTAGCAGCCATTTTTTCTAAAATAGCAGCATTTTGTTGTAGAATTTGTTGTTGTAATTTGTATGCTGCGTTTTGGTCATATATTGCTTTAAGTTGTAAAATTAATTTACCTAACATCATTCCTACTTGAAAACCTAAAGTACCAGCTATAAGAGCAGCAGCTACAGCTACTGCTTCTTTTATTAAGTCAAATTTACCAAGTACACTACTAATTATTTCAAAAAACTTTGTAGCTATTTCTTTAATAGTAAATAAAAGATTATAAATACCGGGAAGTTGTTTATCAACAAGATTCTGCATTAATGCATCCATATGTTCTGACACTGATGCTTGTTGGTTTTGGACTTGTAGTTGTTGCATAGCTATTATAGCCATTGCTCCTTGTTCCCCATGGGCTTTTACTAAAGCTTGATATTTAGCTTCTTCAGCTGTGTAAGAAGATGCAGATGCATTTTTTAGAGTTTCTGATGATGCTACCATTTCAGCCATTTGTTCTTTAGACATGTATAAGGCATCAGCTAACGCTTGAATTTGAATAGCATTTTTTTCTTGAAAGAAACTAGAATCTCCAACTGATTTTTTAATTTCTTCAGCTAATTTAGCATATTGGTTATTAAATGCTAATGTTTGCATATACTCCCAGTTGAGTTTTTTTCCTAAAAGTAATTCAGCTGAAAGGGATTTTTCAATAGAATCTTCAAAATTTAATAACCCTTTAGCAGTACCATTTACACTTTCTAAAGAAGTACCTAAGGCTTTAGTAGTAGCTAAAGCATTTGCTAACCCTTTAGCTCCTCCTTCAATAGTTAATTTAAAAATAGCTGCGGTATTATTAATTTCTTTTAATACGTCTTTTTCATTTAGTACAACTTTATGTCTTAAGCCTGTAACTCTATATTGGGCCATTAACTCACCTGACATTTTTTCAACATCTCTTCTTTGAAGAAAAGCGTATTTAGCTAATCCTGAAGTTTCTTCTAGGGTAAGCCCTGCGTATTTATACATTTTACCTAAAAAAGCAACCCCTCTTTGTTGTTCTTTAGTCATATTTTTAAAATCTAAAGAAGTACCCATAGCTTTATTAAGGTCAGTAAAGACCTCAAGCATGTCTCTAGAGTTATCATAAAGTGTTCCAGTAGATTGAGCTACATTAGCCATAGCCATTCTCATACTGGCGGTTTCCTCGTAAGATCTATTTAGGCTTTTTGCAGCTTTTCCAGTTTGTTCATCAACTAATTTAATTTGATCAACTATTATATTAATTATATTACCTATAGCTGTAAGAGGGTTTAACCATGAAGAAAAAGGGATCATGCTGACGACTTTTTGCATTCCTTGTAAAGCTTGGTTACCTAGTTCTATCCCCTTAGCTGCTTTAGCAGCTTGGTCTATATTTTTCCCAAGTTTCTTCATAGATTTATCAGAATCTTCTATAGCACTTGTTAGTTGAGTTTGTAACTTTTTATTTTCTGATATTTCTTTTCCAATTGATTGGAGTCTATTAATTTCCCCTTTATTTAATTGATCTTTTTTAGCTAACAATTCATATTCAGCTTTTAACCCAGATAATCGTTGTTGTAAAGATCTTAAATTTAAAGAAAGGTTGTCTTTAGCTTGTTTATATTGTTTTTTAAGATTAGATAATTCTTGTGCTGATAATTGAGCATTTTTAAATCCTCCCTGGGCTATTGAGTTCTGGTATTCATTGAATTTTTCAGCTATGTCAACTATTTCTTTTAGGTTATTTTTTGAATTTTGGATGGAGTTTTTGGGGTCAAAGTTAAACCCTTCCATGGATTGTTTTAATTTCCCTAACAAGCCGGTAAGTTCAGCTGCTTCTTCTTTAGCGTTTGCAATTCTTCCTGTAAGATTTTTAGCCATAGGGGTGATTTATTATAAATATTAAATTTTTAAATTTTTATTTATAACTTACTTTTTTAGGAGATGAAGGTTTTTTTGTAGGAGTACTTTTTGGAGGACCAGGATAAATTACTTGTGAATTACTAGAATTTTTAGGAGTTTTTTGATATGCTTTATTTTCTTCATCATAAAATGATTTTATTTCATTAAATATAAAATGACGAAGATGTAAAGGCATATTGTATACAACAGGCCAACTATATCCTCCTTTTCCATGAAAACAAATTTGATGAATTTGTTTATAAATGTTTATCCTGGCTTCGTTTATTTCTTGTAAGTTATCAGAAGTCAGGCCAAAAAAAGTTAAGTCCGATTGGAATAGTGACTTTGTTTGAATCTCCAGAGGGAAAAAAAGTCAGATCTACATCTGGTTGAAAATCTTTTAAATGGTTTCTTAGTGCCTGAGAGTCTCGGGCTAAGAGATGTTTGTCTACAAATTCCCTGACTGTTTTTTGTTCTGAGTCTCCATTAACTGAAAGAATCATGTATTTAAGTCTAGTAGATAAGTCTGGGGAATTATTTCTATTGAGTTTTTTAAGGCCTTCTAATTCAGCACTAATATTTTGTTCATCTTTATGGGTTAAAATTTTAAAAGTAATTCTAACTTTAGAGAATGGAAGAGTAAACTCAAATTCATTTCTTCCTGGGGTAAATAGTGATTCGTCTAATGGTTTAGGTTCTAGTTGAGATAAATTTATAGTGTGTTCTTCATCACCATAAGTAAAAGAGTATTCATCTCCATATCCTAAAACTCTAGCAGCAACCATAATAGCATTTTTATCTCCTACTATTAGGTCATCATAATTAATAGGAGTTACAATTAGTGCTTTTAATAATCTATCTATAGCAGTCCCATTTTTTATATACGCTTGATTTAAAAGAATATCTTCTTCTTTTGCAGTCATATATTTCATTTCAACATATCCTTTAGATAAAGAATTTTCAGGGGAATATACTAAACCTTTTGATGGTAATTCAACTCTTTGAGTTGGCATTGTAAATTGTTCTTCCATAATTTTTATTTGTTATAACTTTATTGTTTTATATACATATATTAAAAAGTATTAATATTATCAGGATTTATATTAAAAGATATTACTCCCGGTACTTTTCTTATTTGAGCTGCTATTTCTTCCATTTTTGAGCGATCAAATCCTCCTTTTGTAATCCATGGATACCCATCTACTTTTACTGTTAATATAGATTTAAATTTTGTTGTATCTTGTTGACTATATTCAAGAGGTTCTTTTGATGATATAACCGCAATTCCTGTAATAGACCTAATGTCTGAGTATATTTCTTTTTGGGGGCGTTGTTTTATGTTAGAGATTAACATTCCTACCATTTTGAATTTGTCTTGGTATTCTTCATTTAATCTTTGTTTAAGTTCTTCTTTAATGATATTACGTAATGCTGTTAATTTCATATGTTATAAATATTACAATACAAAAAAAAATTAATATAACCAAATAAAAAAATAAAAGCTTCAATAAAATTGAAGCTCTTAGTATTAAGTATAAATAATAATTAATAGTTCAAAATACAGTAATCTGGCTGAACAGTAACGGTAATGTTAACAGGTGTTCCATCATCATCCCAGTTATAATCTCCAAAATTAGCTTCTGTAATTACTGCTCCTTTAACAATCCATTCAGATACATAATCTCCTACAGGACCAATAACGTTAAATGTAAGGTCTTTTTTATAAAAATCAGAATAACCATCTCTACCTGTTACTGATTCGTGTCCTAAACGTACCCATTCCATTACTGATTGAGCACCTGAAGGAGTAATGGCGTCATATAAAGTAAAAGTAATAGTATTCCAAATAGTTTTTCCTTTTACATAACGTTGAATATTAATATGGTTAAGGGCAACAGCTGTTTGAGTCATAGATATTGCACTTACTCCTTTTACTAAATATGCTGGGATCCCTGGGATAAGACTTAGATAGAAGCGGTTGGTTTGTTTAGGTTCAAACGCTGTAAAAAATATCTGGTTATTGTCTAGAATTGGCATTTTAAATTATTTTTATGTTCTATTTATAAATATTAAATTTTTTATTTTTTATCCAGGAAACTCAGCTCCTGTTGGTAATAAAATGAAATCTAAAGAAATAAATTCAGCAGTACGAGTTGGTTTAATATAAATTTGTCCAATTAATTGATTTTGGTCAATTACTGCAGGTCCATTATTTGTTTCGTCCATAATTACTTTATAAGCGTATAGTCCTTGTTTTTGTTGGATACCATCTAAATACGGGTTTACTCTAGATAAAAATGATCCTCTAGTTACTGAAGTGTTTTGTTCAAATACTATAGTATTAGCTATTTGGCGGATGTAATTTTTTAATTCAATCATTAAACGTCTTACATTTACTCTATCAAGAGCAGAATCTGCTTTTTGCAATGTTTTCTGTCCAAATACTACTACACCTTGTCTAGGTAAAGTTGCAATTGGGTTAACATTATTACTATATAAAAGATCTCTATTACCTTGAGTTAATTTTTGTTCTGCTTGTAATACAGTAGCTAAACCTCCTCTGTTGATTCCCGCAGGAGCAAACCAAGGAGCAGCAACTTTATCATTAAATGCATATACTCCAGGAACTACAGTTGATGCAGGAACCCAAACATGCTTTCCAGTTGATGGGTCAATAATTCTAACCCAAGGCCAATAAGTAGCAGCGTATGAAGTATCACGAGATGTTGCTTGGTTTACAACATTTCCTAAAGTACTATTATATCCTGTTAAATCTAATACAAACAAATTATCTCCTCTATCTTGAGTATTAGCAATAATATCTGTAACAGTTCCAAAGTGCAAGTCATTAGTTAACCCAGGGGTAAATAGTACGTTAAATTGGTAGGTTTCAGCATTAGCTAAAAGATTAAGAGCAATATCATAATCTGATGGGGATACTCCTTGAGTATTAGTTGAAGTTATAGTTTCGTAAAAATTAATTGTATTATTTACATTTCCAGTAGCTCCATTAAATGTACCACTTTGACTTGTTGGGATTTGAGATACATATTGAGGTTTAGGAACTCCATTAGCATCTAAATAATTAGGAGTAGGAGAATTTACTGCAGAGACTCTAACGTATCTTGAATTGTTAGGATAATCACCTTGTAATACTAGTTGTTCATTAAGAGAATCATATACAAGTTTTTGGTCTCCAATTATTTTA